GCCTTGCTGAGAGCCTAAACGCTAATTTGTACTGTCAGAACACCAAGATACCTTCAAAGTCTCTGAGGCCACGCCTTAGACCGACAACCAAGCAAAAATCTTCTTAGTCTGATTGATGCGATCATCTAGTCCGTGGTAGCCACCATTGATTTTTTTTGTGATCTGTTTGATGACTTCATCCGTAATACCTTTATCACAATAGTGCCAAAGGCCATTAACGTCAAAATACCAGATAGCAGTATCCAAAGCATACTCATCTGCTACACAATCTGGATCATCTAACACTTCATCAGCTTTCATGTCTTTTGCAAACGCTTTGTAATTCATAGCGCCTGTAAGCTGTAGAAAGCCACGACCACGCCATTTATAGCCTTGGCCTTGGTTTTGCATCCGTGATCCGTAAACCTTGTCTGCTAGAGCCTTAGGATTACGTGCATACGGCTCTGCGCTTTCTTCTGTTGGGAAACGGCTAGGCCAAACACGCATCATTGCCTTGACGCTGTAATTTAGGTTTTCTTCTGTTAGCTTAAACCCCGCACTTTCATGTGCTGACTGCCCCAGAAGATGCGCACCACGCAATGGCGATAGCTTATAATGATCCACAATATGTCGCGCTGTATTAGGGCCAAACACACCATCAACTACAGCACATCCACATTTTTCTTGTAAATTTTTTAAGGCTTCACTCATTTTTTGCTCCCAAAAAACTTAGTGGCCGACCGCACAGCAAATGACGCTGATACGATTACACCCAAGGTGTATTGATACCACTGTGGCATCACTTCCAACGCTGCAAAGCCCTCTGCAACGACTGTGCGACCCCATTCACCAGTAAACACAAGAATTAATGGGATGCTGAATAAGATTACTAGGTATTCATCTTTCCAACTGGACTGTGAACCTTGCGCCATAATGCGCTCCCAATCCGCAACCGATGTTTCCTTAGAAAGCATAATCTTGGCTTTTGCTTCCGCTTCCGTCAGCTTTAACTTTGCATCTGCCGCTTGTGCATCAGCTTTGCCTTTAAGCCAGCCACCCGCTAACTCAGTCAGTGGCCCTATAAGTGCTTGTATCATTTCTTAGCCCCCATGCTAGAGAAACCAAAGTATGCTGCTGTAACCCCCGACACAGCCACCACATAGACCGCTGCAATGTCAGTCAGTAGTTCCGCAGCTTGGTTTAGTCCTAGATATGATGAAAGAACAATTAAGAACGGATAACCAAGCATTCCAGACAAAGCAAACCAAGTCATCTTCAATTGGGCATCGCGCTTATGGTCTTCATCTTCCATTTTGCGCCGACGATCTTCCAACATGATCTCACGCTCATCAGGATCAATCTTTCCGTTTTCGTTTAGATCGTAGTTTTCCTTGTTCATTGCAATACCTTTCGGCTATCCGCTTATGCGTGGTGATAATAACCACTTTATTATCATCCGTCAAAACAACCCACTGACCAAGTTTATTTTCCACTAACTTCAAGACAAACCACAGTCTGGCTGTTGTGAACGACCAAACCCTCTCTTGCCTTTCTGCGCTCCTGTTCGCATTCCTCATATGTCGCGTGTGTTGGGCCGATCTGATAATACTTTAACTCAGCAGATGGAATGTATTGTATGAAAACCAAAACGTAAATCATCACCAACGCCCTTGCGCAGCCCCGACTAAAAATATGATGCCGCCTAGAATTGCCGCGCCAACAACCGCTATGACGCTGCCGACAATCCAACTCATAATTGCATCTATTGCTTCTTGCTTGCGGTAAAGCTGTTCCTTGCGCTCCTTGCGTATCTGGCCCTCTAAACGCACCAATTCTTCCCAGTGCGATGGCCCCCAATAGGCTGAAATATACGATTTTAACTCAGAGCGTAAGTGATCTGCCTGCTTCTTTGCGGTAAAAGCTTCCAGAGCCTCAGCCTCTACAGACCCACGCATGGTCTGCCACAAAGATGGTTTTTCTTTTGCCTTGCTCTCTAAATAGGTGATGTCAGACATTGCAGAGGCCCACTTGGAAAGCTGCCCCGCACAGTCTTGTATCTCACGCCCAGTTGAGATCATTGATTTTAGCCCATTGAACGCCACATTCGCCGCTGATAGTGCCGCGCCTATGGTAATGGGATCAGGCATCTATTTGTTCTCTATATACTCACGGATATGCTTTAGGTTTTCGTCAATACGCCCAAGCATAACGGCGTGGTCATTTACGCGATCAGTAAGTTCTTTTACTTCAATATCGTGGCGCTCTATATCGCGCGCGTTGTTCTCAACCATGTTTACCACGCCTGCAATATACCAAACTAGCACTACAGTTTGCGCAGCTATACCCACCAAAAACGCAATAGGAATAGTCTTGGACAAATGCCAATTTTCGTTTGCCATGTGTTGACCCTCAATAACCATTTGCAATCAGCTTGCTAAATTCACCACTCATTAATTTCTTTTTAACATATTCTGAGAATTCTGGCGACCCAAGTTTTAAACCACTTTCTTTCATCCACATTTCAATAACAACAAAAGGTACTGAACCCGCCAACCGCATGTCAGATTTACGATTATGACCATCAATATTTCGCTCTTTATTAAACGTCAAAATATCTGAAATATCTTGTGATCGGCTTACAACCACTTTATTATCTTCTACGTTGTAAGTCGTGTTTAGCAGTGTGCTTTTCATTTTGGCGCTTTCCCACCTTGCCACGCTTCGTTTACGTCTGGGGTGCTTGGGTCATCTGCTTTTAATTGACCGTTAGCTTTACGTGCGCGTTTTGGTGCTGCTTTTTTCTTTGTTGGTTTTTTTGTTGCTTCTTCTACCGCAAATCCATTAGCTATTAAAACTTTAGCATCTGTTGCTGATACTTCTACAACATCACCTTTGTTAGTTTGTTTTCCATCAACAAATGGGCGACGATCCGTTGTTATTTTTACTTTCATGCTCAACCTCCAATTGGTAAGGGGGCATTTCTGCCCCCCTAATTATTATGAACAATCAGCAATTACGCCGTGTGCTTTCTGTGAAGTCACTTCCAAGCCCCACTCAGCGCTAATCAAGCGGCGCTCTGAAAGGCCAGTACGCGCCAATGGTTTTTGCTGTGCTGTTTGTAGATACGCAATGTTTGCATATGATGGGTCAAGTACAAATACGTCCCGCGCTCTGACATGACGGGCAGGCACAATCTGGAGTTCACCAAAATCTGACACGTACAAATCGACCGCAGCTACAACACGTTTGTCATCTACTTCTTTGTACTTTGTAGCGTTTCCTGTGAAACTTGAAATAGTCTGCTTTTGGGCAGAACCACAAAGAACTAGAGAAGGATCAGCACCCTCATCCCAACATGAAGCAATTACAGACTTCAATAGAGTTTCAGTGATTGCACGTTGAGTACCATCTGTCGCTGCCGCATCAGGATAACCTGCTTCACCAGAACCAGAAGTTGTACCATTCGCACCACCTGTGCCACGTTCTACGTTAGTAGTTAGGAACGCAGGTAGGCCCGCTGTAGTACGTGCTGTACCAGACGCGCCGGCACTGGCAGCTACATTATCCAAGGCCATCTTTTCCATGTCCCGCTTTAATTCAGACAATTTGTAAGCAACTTGCTTTGCGATTGTCTGAGCATTGGCGACACCGTTCACGTTATTGGCGGTATCTGATACCTCAATAACTTTGGTACTGATAGCGGTGTAGTTGCCTTTGCGAACCGCATTTGTTGGTGCTGAGTTTGCCAACCCACTATCACCTTCGATTGCGTTGTTTGTCGCGGCGGCCGCCAAAGTGACTTCACTCCATTCAAAGTAAGTGTTGTCTACGTTGCGTGTTCCGATGGAAGACATAAAAACAGTCTCCAGCGGGCTAATTGAGGCCATAGCTTCCGCCAGGTCCTCTCTGATAGTTGAAACATCATATGTTTCGTTTGTTGATGCTGTTACAGCCATTGTCTTGTTTCCTTATGACAAAAGATTAAGAAAGCAGATAGTTTGCAACATTATCAATGCTGCCATCTTTCTGCATTTGCGCCTTTGCCTTTTTTGCTCTTGTCGCTTTTCCAGCGCTTTGCGCACGTTTAGCCGATGGTTTCACTACAGGACGCGCACCTTCTACCTTTTTACTAGCAGTAGCTTTGCTTGCCTGTAATTCACGCCATTTCAATGCATCATTTAAGATCATAACTTCTTCTGCCGTGCGAACCGTGCTAATTTGTTCATCAGTGAGTTCATAATGCTTTTTGGCTTTCGTAGTTATGTCCATAATCATAGCAGATCGTTTTTCAGGGTCTTTCATTTCAGGCATCCATTCCGCAAGGCGCATAGCCTGTTGGTTTAGATTATCTTGATGCAAGCGTTCCTGTTCCTGCTGTTGACGTTGCTGCATATAATGGGTTTTTTGTTCCCATTCCTTTCGGGCTTCCATTGCGCGGCGATGTTCTGCTTCTGCTTCTAAAAATCCTAGAGGGTCACGTGTTCTAAGTTCCTCAGACGGATATTCAGGCACAAAAGGAAAATCACCCTGCTGAAGTTGTTGCGCCATTTGCAATATGGCTTGACGCTCTTGGGCCATTTGCTGTTGGACTTGTTCCAACTGCTTTTTTGTTTCGGCATTCTCTGCCATGCCCTTTTGGATGTACTTTTGCCCTGAGTAACCACGTGTCAGTTCTTCTAGGTCTACCTCACGTTCCTCACCATCAACCTTGACAGTGAACATCGTCGGCTCCTCTTGAACTTCGGGTTCTTCAACCTCAACATCCTCATCATCTGCAAATTCTACATCGTCAGATGAACCAATGTCATCCATATCATCATCTACTTCCTCAACCATTTCAGTCTGATTGTCATCAGTTGCCTCTACGGTTTCCTCTGTAGCTTCTTCAGGATTATTAGGCGTTTCTAAAATCAAATTTTCGGCAACCGCCTGTAAATCATTGCCATTGATTGGGTTAGTCGTTTCCACGGTGCTTTCCCTTCCGTTTTATGAGCGCTAATGCATCAACATCTGCTTGTAAGCTGCGCTCTATTTCAGTTAATGCCCTCAAAATGGCGTGAGCATCCTCACGTTTTTCCATTTCTTGGGCGCTACTATTTGCGAAAGTCCTCATTTGGGTTTCCCGCAAATCCTTCATGGTTTCTTGGAACCATTCATTCTCTAACAATGCATTTGAGCGTTTTGCTCTATACTCAATATCCACCTTGCATTCCCATCATCTGTGCATTGTGTTCACGTATTGCTGCTTGCTCTTGCTTTACTTCTTCAACGTCTACTGCTGTTCCGTATTGACCTAATATCTGCGCTACCTTTACAGCTAAGTCTTGGACCATTTCATCACGCGCCAAGTCATCATCCATTGCTAACTTGTGCATTTTATATTGATTGTCCATTTGCGCTTTCATCATATCTACTTGCGCTTTTGTTTGTGCTTTCATTTGCTCTGTTTGCATAAACGCTGCATTTGGATCAGGTTGTTGTGCTTGCATCATTGCTTGCTGCTGCGCCATCTGCTGTTGCTGCATCATCATTTGCTGTTCAATCTCTGGGGTCATAGGATTAAAATGACGATCAGCATTTCTTATTCCACCAATAGCAAGAATATCTGCTAGGGTATTTCTAATTTGTGTAAGCGTTACAACGCCGTTTGTAGGGCCGTAGGCTTGATATATTTGCTGTTGGATGCCTAATGCCATTTGCAACGTCTGTAGGCGCTCCTGTTCGCGCCCTGTGCCGATACCTACGTTTACAATCAAATCCATTTCTACAGACCACACATTAGGGTCTACAGGCACAAAAGACCCATTTAGACGCATAAGCTGCTCTTGATTGGTATGCTTAACGTACAACTGAAGCATTAATTTAAACAGTCTACGCATGCCACCTTCAGCAAGATTTCTAGCGATAACCTCTGCTTGGCCCGCTTGTCCTTCCATCGAAGCTGCTACGCTTGTTGCTGTTGCGCTTTTTAATACCTCTGGATCAAGACCTTGCGCCATTTTGGAAACGCCAGTTTTGTTGTCCACCAACTGATCAAAGTATTGCAGAGCGGGGAGCGTTTGCGCTGCTGTAAATGGAACAGCCATTTCTGCCACAGATTGCAAATTTTTAACACGAACAATGCGCCCAATTTCGTTTGATAACAAATCGTCAACTGCAACATTACCATCCACAATTTGCATTGCGGGGTTGTTGACTAATGCAGCGTTATCCAAAATGCCTCTTAGCATTGCTGTTGCTGCATCTTGGTCATTTATAACTAAATCTACCAATGATGTTCCAAAGAATGCGTGTGGTTCTGGATCAACCTCAAAAATTGCATATGGAACGGTGTCTGTTTCGTAGAAATCTAAGACTTTAAAATTAGCGCCCGCGCAGATAAACTGATACAATTGTGGGATACCTGTTCCCTCTATATCCAATTCCATAAATGCTTGCGTGACAGTAATTTTCTTAGAAGCTGCTGAAATGTTTTCATCTTCGCTTTCGTCTACCGTAAAGCCTCTGCGTTCAAACTCCGCTTCGTCATCAATAACACTATATTCAGTGCTATCAATTCCCTCTAAGTCATCCAAGGTAAATCCCATAGACAATAGATCAGCTACACGCATTTCTGTGCTGTGACCCATTACATAAAAATCGTCTATAGAACGACTATTGCGATCAACAAAGAAATCTTCTGGGGGAATTGCTTTGATTGCTATTTCACCTTTTGTACGTGTACGTGAAATTTTCACATCGTGCATTGGCATTTCTATTTCAACGCCTTGTTGATCTATTTGAATAGATGTACGCGCTTCATGCTCAATAACTTCTACATTGTCATCTGTTACAAGAA